AACGGAAAGACGACCTTTGATGCCTTCGAAATAAAGGACGGACCTCGCTACGGCGTAGAAGAGCAAGCTCTCCAAGCCGAACGTGAACCCGTTCCCCATACTTGAAAACATCTCAGTGTGCACGTACTCACCTCTTACATACACGTTCTGTGACCGAATATCGTTAAGATACTCGAACCACAGGTTGGGTAGCAAGAGCTTCACGAGTTCAACAGTGACTGAGTCACTAGCCGAGGACAAGTCCAAAGTGGCAAGGCTCCCGTCAAGGGAACCCTGCCGGGCCAAATCCCGGTTTATGCTCTGGTCACGTAAGTTGATCCCGTGTCGAAGGAGCCGTCGGTCGATGTGACCGCCGACACCCTTTTGTAAGTACATATTGAGATCAGGCTCTTTACAAGCGCATCTCTCAATAAGCGCGTTCTTAGGAACAGTGAAGAGCACAGCACCCTCAACGACGTTAAGTCGTGTAAAGGTGTCATGCTTACGGAAGAGAGGCGACTGTCGGTGGATCACATCGACAAACTTTGTCGCTTCAGCCGTGGCATCAGCCTCGTCACTGAACTTCCAAGCCGGATGGCTAGAAGCTCGGCGGCGACTCGTACTCGCACCACCAGAGAACCCCCCGATGACGATGAAGTCATCGAGAGGCCCCAGGATGCTGCTAATCGTACGACGGGTGAATTCGACGAACTTCCGTAATGTTACTCTGGGAAGAATGTTATAATCCCAGTCCGCATTGCGGATACGGTTATTCGTCTCATTATTCCGGGACTCCTGAAGGAGCCACTTATCGATCGCGGCGTCGACTCGCATCAGCTTGTCTTCGCTTAGAGGGCCCGTGTACTTTGAGAGGTACTCGGACTTTAGATAAGATTCACGGAAACCCGTGCCTGGTATTCGGTCGACAAGACCTAGTATCAGGTTGGTGACTGATTCAGCTAATTCGTGGTTCTGATTCGTCAGAACTCGACTTCGCTTATCGTTCGACCTATGCTTGTGCATAGTTCTACTCCTCTTGGATGTAGGAACAAGGCCGCAGTGCAGAGCACTGCAGCGATTATGCTGTTTCTCTTCTTCCTAACCATAAGTGATATCAATAGATATCACTCAGATTAACGACGAGGTCGTTGATCTGGGTTTGGCTCGCGGCGAGTGCGTTGACCATCAGGCCAATTGCATCCGCCCGCTCCTGGGTCGAAGAGAGCGCATCGAACGTACAGTTCACCTCTACGAACGCAGTCCGAACGACCACCGGCGTCGAAACGCCGTTAATCGTCTGGGTCTGGACGACCGGTACCTGCAAGCGCAGGCTCGGCCGATACTTCCCGTTAGTCGAAGCAGGCAGCCGTGCCGTAAAGCGCGGATTACCAGCTGGGACAGACGTCTTCTCAGAGTACAGATGCACCCCGTTCTGATCGTCTCCATCGGGAGAGTAGGTGTGAGCGACGGGTGTCCCCGCGCGGTCATTGATGACCAAGTTAGTCCTAGCGGACATATGTTGCTTTCCTTATTACAACATGGGAAGGCGATAGCGGATTACTATCACCGTATGGTAGTGAGACGCATCCCGCCGAGATTAGCAAGGGCCAAGGCTAACGCCTTAAACCCTCGGTCACCGCGTAAGGGATCCGGATCTGTCCAAATTCCTGGCAAAGGCCAACTCGTCAGTTCTTGACGTGAATAACCCTCGTAGGAACAGGAACCAGTAGCTGGAGTCTTATAAGACCAAGTCCTTCCGGACTCGGCCCCGTAATACTCATGACTATATGGGCCGCTAGCGGAACACCGCATCGCGACAGAGCCGTTAATGAATATCAACCCAGCCGGAGCCGAAAGTGCTT